ACATTAAAGGATTAGTGCTTGATATCTGGTTAACTGACTACGCAAGTAACGGGGCAACCCGTCAAGCAGTAGCGGGTGGCATTTAATGGCGTTTCCAACATTATCAATTGAGCCTACAGTAACACTTAGCGAAAAGCCTGCAACTGAGGCGGCTGACTTAAAAAATAAAACTGATGCCGGTTATGTTATTTCCAGGCAGCGGTTTACCAGAGTGCCTATCACTTACGTTTGCCAATACGGGCCAATGACCACAGCAGATCATGACTTGCTCGTTACCCATATCGCATTAGTCGGAGCAACCGGCAACTTTGATTGGACACACCCTCTCACATCTGCTACACATGATGTTAGATACGTTAAACGGCCTGCACTGACATACAGGGGCATCCATTGGTGGATGTCTTGTGAGATGGAGGAAGTGTAATGGCCATCACACTACCCTCTGGTATAATTACCGAGAAAAACAAATTATCATCTACTGGATCATGGATAATTCTTCTGGAGCTTGCTTTCCCTTCCGAGTCCACTGTTTATCTTGCTCACAATACTGAAGACGTTGCATGGCCTGATGGCGATGCTTCAGAGGAAACATACCAAGCGTTTCCATTTGAACTTGACGATGTGGAAGAAGACGGGAAAGGTGGATTACCATCATTTACCATTAGGGTTTCGAATGTTGGAAGGGCACTTGTCAGCATCATTGACCAGCACGCCGGTGCAATCGGAGCAACGGCCACACTTAGAGTTGTTCATTCTGACCACCTTGACGATACCAACCCTGTTTTCTCAGAAAGTTACACTATCATCTCATGTTCTATCGACTTGCAGTGGGCTACGTTCACCCTTGGTGCTGAAAATCCACTGAGGCAGCGATCCCCACGGCAGCGGTATTTGATGGATCATTGCCGGTATAAAGAGTTTAAAGGGACGTTGTGTGGGTATGCTGATGCTGAGTCCTCATGTGATAGAACATTAAAGCAATGTGAAGACTATGGGAACTCTGCAAGATTTGGCGGGTTCCCGTCTATCTCAGTGGGCGGGGGATTTTTTCAATGATAGATATCTCTGACCTCATAGGAACTCCCTTTAATGACATGCACTGCTGGGAATTGACTGAAGAAGTCTTCAGCCGGTGTGGGATTACCATGCCAACATACGATATCGGCGCAGATGAGACAAAAAAAATCAGCCTGCAATACGCTAATGGCATGAGCGAGGCTGATGCAGGCGTAGGCCCTTGGGAAAAACTTGACAAGCCAGAAGTCCCATGCCTTGTGGCGATCAAAACACATCCGAAGTATGTTTCACATTGCGGGGTGTATATCGGCAACCATCAGTTCATCCACTCACTGTCAGATACCGGCGTTATTATTTCTAAATTAAAAGACCCCAGATGGTCTAAAAAGATCGTGGGGTTTTATAGATACAGATGAAAGCCACTCGCATAACAATACACAACCCGTTTGAGCCACATCGCAGAACCATTGAACAAATAGATATCCCGATTGCCGGTCTTCCAGTCATTGACATGGTGCGTGATATGGAGGCCCCAGACGACATGACTTTTGTTGTCAGCGTTAATGGCGGTTATGTGCCAGACGAGTTTGTTATTTTGCCGGGTCATTATGTGTCGTGTTGTCCTGTGCCTGAAAAAGACTCTTTAAAGTTGATTGTCCTGGCGATATTGGTAGTTGTTGCTTTCGTTTACGGTGGGCCCTTGGGCTTTTATGCCATGAAAATGGCAGTCGGGATGGGCGCATCAATGTTGCTCAGTGCTGTGATGGCTCCATCTGCTCCAGATATCCCACAAATAGGCGGTGATTCTTTTAATGAATCACCCACATACGGTTGGGATAGTTTGCAACCAACCACAGGCCAAGGTAATTGTATTCCTATCTTGTATGGGACGCATAAGGTTGCCGGGCAAGTCTTGTCACGGTCAATCACAACATCCGGCAACCAACAAAAATTAAAGAAACTTATCGGCATTTGTGGTCATGAAATTGACTCAATTACTGACATAAAAGTAAACAATCAGCCAACATCATATTACAAGGACGTAACCGAAGTTACGAGGCTTGGCACTATTAGCGACACTGCTATCAGCGGATTTGATGATGTCGTCAATATTGAGACCGTTGCAGTTGTTGTTGATACTGATTTTGCTGAACACACACTGTCAAGCAATGTTACAGAGTCGATTGACCTTACGTTCGTTTATCCTGGCGGATTATATCTAAGCAATGACGAGGGAGGATTAACGCAACGCTCAGTCACACTTGATATTGATTACTCAGACGACGGAGGGTCAACATGGACACCAATATCAAATGTCACTCATTCTGGAACTACCACACAGCCTGTCAGGAAAGCTGTTTCGATCACTGGCCTTGCTGCTGATCAATATACCATAAGGGTTAGGCGAACTGTTGCTGAGTCTTCGTCATTTAGAGAAAGGACATCCTGTACATGGTCAAGTGCAGCAAGTATTGCACCACGCTCATTCCGGTATATCGGCATTGCAAAGTATGGGGTTGATGCCCTCGCAACAGATCAGTTATCAGGGTCAGAGCCGATACTAACAGCTATTGCAACTAGGAGTGATGTCAAGATACACACCGGAGCAACCTACGAAACAAAGCCAGCAAACAATCCTGCGTGGGCTGCATACGATATGATCCACATGAGCGCACCATCACATGATGAGCCTTGGGACTATGGTGCAGGAATACCACATGCAAGAATAGACTTTGATGCGTTTGAGGCTTTAGCAGATTATTGTGATGTGACAATTGCCACAGGTGCGACCACATGGACAGCCACAGTTGAATACGGTGCTGGTGATGTGGTAACGAACGACAGCGAAATTTATAGATGTACAATTGCACATACTGCCAGTGCATCGGATGAACCTGGAACTGGTGGTAGTTGGGAGACATATTGGGTCTTGAATAAACGGCATACTCTCAATATGATTATAGACACCACGGACACGATATGGGGGAATCTGATGAAGATACTCCAGTGCTGTCGTGCTACTCCAATACGCAGAGGGTCAGTTTATTCTGTTGTGGCCGATATCCCGGCAACTCCTGTACAGCTTTTTACTGTAGGAAACATTTTACAAGACACGTTTAAACTTAATTATCTCCCTGGAGAAGACAGAGCCAACGCGCTGGAGATAACCTATGTGGACGCTGACAGGGATTATACACGGCAAACCATAGCAGCATATTCCTCAGACTACAACGACAGCACACAGCCTGACAATAAGGCGTCTATACGACTGTTTGGTGTGACTAATCGCGATGAGATAAAACGTGAGGCTGCTTATCGACTTAACTCCACAAAATATCTAACTAGACAAATTGAATTTGAAGCAGATATAGATGCAATTGGTTGCCAAGTTGGCGACGTAATATATTTTCAGCATGATGCCCCAGAATGGTCTGAAGGTGGGCGGTGCGTTGAATTGTTTGAGCTTACTGGTGATTATTATATAAAATTAGACAAAGAAATAACCCTTGAAGCAAGTAGCACTTACGAATTGCTTGTAAGGGATGTCGACGATGTACTCCATGAATACACATCTGCAACCGGATCAGGTTCAGATGAAATCTATTTTCCAATAGGCACATCGGCCCCCACATATACGGTAGACAAGAATTGTATTTATGCCATTGGTCTTGCTTCCGTAAACAAAAGACCATACCGTGTAACAAATATTTCTCGCTCCGGTGATTTAGTTAAGAAAATTTCAGCCGTTGAATATGCAGCGGCCATTTACACTGATTCTGATTATGTGTTTGATGTCCCTGTTTGGAGTCCTGAGTACCAAGAAGCCATAGATGTTGATGTCCAGGAAATTATAACCCTTGAATCAGATGGGTCATATACATCTCATGTGAACGTAACATGGACACCGCACTATGTGTCTGATGGGTATGATTGGGCGATATGGTTGGAAGATATCACGGGCGCATCTGATCCTGTAAAACTTGGCAATACATCCAATCTCCATTGGTCAATTGAATCATCATTGGTTGTTACTGGACATCAGTATAGAGTTTACATCACAAGGTTTGACCAGGGGCCGGTTGACACTACCAACGGCAACACAACCACCTTCACGATGGACAGGGAGTTTGCTCCACCATCAGATGTCACAGGGTTTCAGGCAGCTTACAATCCTCAGACACGCTCAGTGTTATTTACATGGACTGAAGTTGATGATATAGACCTTGATTACTACGAGATTCGCGAAGGTGACACCGATTGGGGAACATCAACTATTGTCATCAACCGAGCTTATGGGCCTACGGCCTCGTTTTATGTTGAAGATGACGTAGATGAGGTAAGGACATATTGGATCAAGGCCGTTGATCGTGGTGGCATATATTCAGATAGTGCCGTTTCTGATACTGCCACAGTAGATACTGGATTAACGGGGCTTGTTACCCCAACAAGTTTAACATTGTCATCAGATAGTACGATTTTACCAGACGGCACTGACTCTGTGTACGTCAGGGCA